TGTGCTGTCTTGTTGGCAAAAATAGTAGGACCAGTTCCGGTCTGGAATACGATCGGGTTGATGCCGAACGGCTCCAGGTACTCTCGATCTTCCTTGTCCAGGTTGACCTCGAGACCGACCACTCCAGTTCCGCCAACTACTCCTCTTCTCACACCCGCAACAAGTGACCAAGGCAGGGCATTCTCGTACTTAGAGATGAAGTTGTTTGAGACGTAAGCCGCTGGTGGCACATTGATGTTCCTTCCCAGGTCTCTCACTGTGATGTAAGGGAAGTAGAATGCTCCCCAGCTTGCACCTTGAGTGATCGAAGGTAGCGAGTACCTTACAGTCGGGTTCAGGCTCAAGTCACCTCCAGTCGAGATGAATCTGGTTGAAAGTGCTCCGGTTGCATCCAAGAACTTAGGATTAGTGCTCTTCTTGAAGTCATCTGCAGAAGGTGCATTCATAATAGCAAAGGCATTCTTCCTGCTCTGGCACAGTCTAGTGTAGATGGCCTTGGAGCCGGACTCGATGCCGTTTCCGAAGGTGTCCACTATATAGCGGAAGTTGATCACCTCACGATCTGTCAGGGCCTTGAACAGGTTGGTTCCGTTCAGGGTTCCGTTCAGGATCTGGTTCTGGCGATCGTTGGTGCCGTTTGGAACGTGTTTGGTCGGGATCAGGTTGAAGCCCTCAAAGGTGAAGATGTTGAAGTACTCGATCCAGCTATCGATCGGATAGTACAGCTCGACCTTCTTCACAGCTCCCACAGTATCAACTGAGATCTCTGATTGGCATGTCACAAGCAGTGCAGTGACTCCAACTGGAACTGCCGAGTTTGTTGAGTTTGTTACTCCGCCTTGTACCTCATTGATCCTAGTCAACCTTGAATTGCCGCTTACTAGACCTTCATCATGTACTAGGTAGTTGCCTACCACAATGGCTCCGGTATTGAGCTCTGCTGCATCGATCAGCACTTGGTTAGGGAACAGTCCCGAACCTGGAGTGGCGGAATCTGCAATGATGTCGAAGGTGATGTTATTAGCACCGGCTAGAGACTGGATTCCAAGACAGTAAGGAGTACCTGGAGCCACATTGATCTCAGTTCCATCAGATGATACAAAAGAGAAGTTTACTCCATCGGCACCATTCAGATCAAACTCAACTAATGTACTAGGCGTGGTGTAAGTATCGTCAGTGTATGGCGTGACTTTGACTACCGGCAGATTGTATGCTGAATCAGAGATCGCAATCTCATTACCAGCACCTACTCCCTCAGATATGTAGCCGTATGAGTCGGCATCAAAAACAAGAGATGAAACACTCTCCAGCCCACCAGGCGAAAGATCCTTGTAGACCGCTTTGTCTCCATCAGTATAAACTCCTGAAGCAAAGTTCTGGTATAGCTCACTTGTAGGTCCTCCTATCACTTCGACATCATAAGTAGCACCGTTCCAAGATCCAGAAACCTGTACCAGATCGGTTGGATTCAGGTAAGTAATCGTGTCTCCTGCTACAAAACTCAGGTCGCCAGGGACAAGGTTAGTAGATGGGAATGTCAGCGATACGGATCCATCAGTCACATTTACGCCAGTTACTGGAGCATAGTAAGTACCTCCTGTGGTCTTGATGAAGCTACCGACTGTCGTACCAGTATTAGGTATCAGTGCAGACAGAACATCATAGAGTGGATCTCCGGCCGCTCCAATATAAGTCAGCTCCAGCTCTCCAGTGGTCAGTGTAGTGACCGAGATCGAAGCACCTGTATCGACTTCGATCGTCTTTAGATCGCTAGGTGTTCTACAGGCTTGGAAGTCTGCGGATATTGGTCCCTCATAAGAAAGGAAGTTGACCGTACTTGGCTGTTCCCTTTCCAGGTTGTGTCCGATCAGGTCAAGTCCGCCATCAACACCGTCCAATAGGATGTCCCCACTGAACAGATCTTGGTTGACCGCACAGAACATGCCGGTAGATGCAGTGTCCGCATTTACCAGGGTCTCAACAAAGAGATTGTTTCCAAGCTGATCGATGAAGTCAGGGATCAGGCAAGCAGTATACTGTGCAAACACGTTGACCTCAGACTCATTGAAGAACTCCTCAAGGTAGGTGTCAGTAGTGTCTGCTGCACTCCTCTTTCTCTTGATTCCCCTGTTCTTATCAAAGTACTCCTGGTAGATCGGATCGGCCAGGAATCTCTCATAAGGATTAGCAGCTCCAAAGTCACCACCAAAGTTGCCCTCGATGAAGAAGATGTCCACCATGAAGTCAGAGATCAAGCTGTCCTTGTCCAAGAAGCCAGGAACATTTGCAGATCCGTACCATTCTTCGACAGTCACATTGAAGCCGGCAACATTGGCCGGCGCAGCTTTTCTGACGATCACCGATACTGGATTCTGTCCCAAGTTGGTGAAGTCCAGTAAGTCATTGGTAGATGTAGATGAATAGGTATCAGTTGCTCCTACTAATCTAAGGAATGCCTCGTCCTCTGGGAACCAGAACTTGTCCTTGTTGTAGAAACCAGAGTATTCTTCCAGTCTGGCTATATTGTCGTTATCATTGAATGTAGTGGCAGCTGTTGAAAACTTTCGATACTGCACCTGGTCATCAGAGTCTAATGCCAATAGGTTGAGTGCCAGGATCGGTCCCCTCTCCAGTGCTGAAAGGCAGCTTCGGTGGAAGTAAGAGTCCTTGCGCTCAAGGTTGCGATCGATGTCTCCATACACCTGCTTGAAGAAGCCGCTGTCTGGAATAAAAACTGGAGTATTGAACGGTCCAGTCTTAGAGAATCCCACGATCAGCCTGATCTGGTTGGCAGGAATGCTGACCACTTGACTCTTGTCGAACTCGAAGCGGTACTGGCCGGCAGCTTTGATTGATGCGATTTTTGGATCAATTGCCATGATTTAGATTATTTTTTTTGCTTGCTTTGATTTATATATCCGAAGCCTCAGCAGAAATTAAACCAGATCGTAAATATCGTAGTTTAGATCGCCTCCCTTCAGGTCCCTTTCTAAAATGTCCTCGATTCGGGTCTGTATTTCAGGGTCCACTAGGTCAAATAGTTCCTCTACATACTCAGTAAAGTCTACTGTATTGAGGAACTCACTGGCATTGATGGAGCTCATGATCATGTCATCATTGCCCGACTGGCCGGCATAGCTGCCATTGGGTAGCTTGCCAAATGTAGTAGATTCCTCCACAGTATCGGCATCTGTGACTATGATCCGATTCTGGATGACCGCCTTCTTAAAGTTCTGACACAGGATGGGCTTATTATCGCTCTTGATCTTCAATCCGTATGAAAGTGACCTGGCATCGATCCTGTGCTTGAATTTAGCTATGCATTCCTCATCGAACTCATTTCGCTGTGGAAAGACGGTCTCCATTCGCTTCATCAGTTCAGACCCAAAAGTATTCCATTCGATCAGCATCTTCATGTTCTCTGAATAGAAGACCTCAAATCCAAGTATGTAGAGCACCTTGGCAAAGTCCTCTATTGGGTGTTGGTTGCTCTTGAAGCGGCCTACCTGTTTCAGTCCGAAAAAGTCCATCATGCTACCTGGAGAGATCACCTTATCAAAGTCCTCTATGGCCATGGGCGAAACCTGGAATATGTTGATCACTGAATAGTCACCGCCGTTGCCCTCTGCAATGTCTACTGAGAACAACCAATAATTATGTTGCTCCTTGGCCTCCTCAATGTCAAAGTCTGGATGCCACAGCAGATCCTTATAGTCCAGTGATTCTTCTGCCAGCTCTGGCATTTCCAGGTGCACATATTGCAGCTTCCTCTTTTGTAGCTTTTTCAGACTGCCCGGATCTAATAGCAGTGATGAACTGGCAATGAACTGGTTGCCGTACTGTCGGTTGAAGGCCTCTTCGCTGCCCAGGTTCTGTACCTCGTTCAGCATCCACTGCTCGTCTCTGCCTGGCACGTCCCACCAGTCTATTCGAAACGGCTTGTATTCACTCTGGCCCTTTTCAGCAGCAGTATAGATCTCATAAAACTTATTAAAGCCCCAAGGTGTACTGGTAATGATCACCTTAGACTTCTTAGAGGCCGATACCGTAGGATAGACGTTCTCATAGAATGATTCAATGTACTGGGGTGGTATGTGGGCAAACTCATCCATGAACAGTAAGTGGATGGTAAAACCGATGGCCGCTTTCTTGGTAGTGGTCTGTCCGATGATCCTACAGCCGTTGTCGAACTTAGAGTTGAAAACGTCATATTTCAGGATACCGGGCTTCATAAAGAAGGGCAGGTTCTCCAAGATCACCTTACCCTTGTCCAGAATTTCGGTAGTGGTAGCACCCTTATTGGATAGGATCAGGGCATTGCGATCAAAATTGAACAGTACATACCAAGCAATGAAAATGGACGAGCAAATTGTATTGTGTGATAAGATCCCATTTGACCAGTATCTGTGATCTGGACTATCTACGGTCACATCAAACATACTGACTGATAATGAAACCTTTTTTATTGAGGCTACATTAACTATACCATCTCTTGTGACTATACCATCCCCAGACCTTAAGTCTTTAAGGTGTACTTGTTGCATTTCACCATTGAAAACAATATGCTGGTCTGCACCTTCTAAATGCATACCGTTCTCAAGTTCCAGTCTATAAATGTCATAAGGCTGTGTCTTATGGATGTGGGAAACTGGCTGCCATCCACTATCAGTATCAATAAAGACATCTGACAGGTCCATAGAATCTAGTATCTTTTTAGACGCATCATTTTGATCCAACTTTAGGCCATTATACTCTACCCATTCTATCAGATGAATAAGCATAAGAATTATATGTTTGACTATCTTAACCACTTATGAATTTAATACACTTTTCAATGGTTCAATTTGGATCGGCGTTCCTGTCAAATGACCCAATTAAATCATACAACTTCCATAAATTGTACTTGATCTTTTCAAATAAAGTAAGGGGTCTTTGCAGCTTTATGGATTCAAAATATAACCTTCCAATCGTTGTTTTAAGTCCCTTTCCATCTCTCATTAAAAGTATTTCAGTATCAAATAAATGACACTTTCCTACCTGCCGGCTTGCCAGGCAGACATTAAATCGCTCGGCCTGAAACTGCTTCAGCATCTCTTCCTGATAGCCCCTCAGTTGAATGGTCTGTAGACCCTCATCGGTCATTACAGTACAATAGTTATTGGCAAAATAGATGATGTCGGTAGCACACCGCTTGATCTCCATCAGCTCCTTTTGGGTGTACTCAAAGACGATGTTGCCCTTCCGCAGGTTAAGATTACCACCATGGAACGGGTTCATCTTGGGCTTATAGCCGTCCTCCATGGCCACTATCAGGTCGTTCACCTTTTTAGTAGACCAGGCAAAGGACTGTTCAGCTTCCCTTACCTCCAGTTCAAAGCCCGCATGTTCCGGTCTTGGTCTTGCCATTCTCTATTCTACTATTGCCATCACCCAGTCTTCGTGGATCATCTCCAATTGCTGGCCCTCTATTGTAATGGGAGTACCTCGGCCAACATTTCGCATTACTACATCGCCCGGCCGGATCTGACTATCGTCACAGACCACCAATACTTCAGCTCGACGCTTCCACTTTTCTTCTGGTAAAAGTATGCCCGCATCGGTGGTACGCTCCACCGAGAGTTCCCTGACCAGCAGGTGATTATTCTTCATCTGTATCCCAATCATGCACGTCTTCATTTTCGTCCTCCTCGCCGTCTACGTCGGTCACCTCACTGTTTATGGTGCCCTGTAGGGCTCGCACATCATGTACATGGTCTGACTCTTGATGATCTCTAACATGGTCCGCTGCAGGTCACTAAGCACCTCGAACATCCTGGGTGTGACTTCACCCTCACCGATGGCCGCCATCAGTGCAGTAATAGCTGTCTCACTGTTTTCCATCTGTCTGATCAGCATACTGAGGGCGGACTTGTCCAGCTCGGATTTGGCCTTGATATACTCTTCTTGCTCTATGATCTCCTCACTGAGATATAGCTTCAATAAGCTGTCCAATACCCTGGTGGCCTTGTTCTTGGCCACAGTGACAGCTGCTTCATTGGATTGTGCCGGTAGTCTCCTGACCGGAGTTGGTTCATTCAGTCCTGGTACTTCATCAGGCAGATCATAGCCTAATAGATCGTCCAAGCTCTGTCTGAGCTCTTCTTTAGATTGTTCCTTCATCTAGAATTGGATTATATACTATATATCCAATCAGACCAGGACTATTATGTTTTGGAAATGGATTCGGGCTGGAAAACCAGGTAGTCGGTGCGGCCGTCATCCGGCAGGATCACCCCATCATAACCCTGATCCATTAGCTCACCAATAGAATACTTTTCGTATTCGTCCCAGCCGGCCGGATTCTTCAGTGTGATGTACCTGGTCATAATGTACTTGCCGCCGGCCGCTCCTACTTCTCGGTTTTTCAGGGCCTGTAGATTGTCGGTGAACCAAAAACCGTCCCAGGCATGGTCCAGTGAGAACTGATCGAACTTAGTATCGGTAGAG